TTTTGATATTCTGCCATTACATCTGGCTCACCTTTCATAAATGTGTAAGCTTCAAGAATACTTCCGTATAACAATACAGAGTCAAAGTTATCACCTAACCAACTTGTTCCACTAGCTGCAATGGTAATTGACTCTGGATAATAATAGTAATGTAGCTCCATAGTATAATTAGAGTCTGGAGTTGGGCCTAATATAAGCGTAGTATCATCAAAAAGAGCATAATACTTAGGTAAATTTTTATTAGACCCTGCAGCAGGATATGCTTGACGTATGAAATTTACATCTTTATTTATTAAATAAGTGTAGTTACTACTACCGTCTAACACCGCTAAAGAAAAAGTATCTAGCCAATCTGTAGGTAATGTTAGATATTGATTACTTGCTGTCAACGCTCCAGTTACATTTTTTCTTAAATTAGCTATTTGAACTGTATTAAATATGCGTTGTTCAGCTTGTGTAATAAATACATTTATATCAGTAGTAGAAAATTCATTTTCTACATAAGACTGTATAGCTGTTTTTAAACTTGCATAATTCATAATAATTAATCTGAGTTTTTACTAAATCCAGTTCCTTTAGTAGCTGCACCTGTTCCACGAGTTTTTTGTGTTTGTGTATTAGGTATATTATTTGGATACCCACATACATTTGGTACGGGTGTAGTTTGTGGTTGATTTGATTCTGTTTTTACTTTTGGCTCTTTCATATTTAACTCCTATTAAGTAGTTACAGTAACTGATCCTATTTGTCCAGTTGCTTTTAAATCATTTGGTGTTAGTCCATCACTATCATTAAAACCTACTGGTAGCCAACCCCACTGAAATACTCTACTTCCAACATTTTTTACTGTCTGTTCATATGAATTATCAGGTCTAGGATTTCTTACAGCTTGTGGGTCATCTACAGGATAAATACCAACAAAGTTCTGTGGGTGATCTGGTTCGTAGCAAGTAGGGCAAACTAAAATATTAGTTCCCCTAGCTCTAATAAATATTTCTTTTAATCGTTTTAATTTATATTGAAACCCGCACCTATCGCACTCTGCAATTGTGTATTTAGCTGATGCAAACTTTTGAGCCATGTTAATTCACATAGTATATCTGCGGTGTTATTAACAGTGATGCTTTATCACGATCTTCATCTGAAGCTAGTAACCAAGCTTCATCATACATTTGTTTAAGAACAGGCACTCTTTGTTCTGACCCTGGTAATTTCATGGCTAAATAATAAGCTAATCCTGCTACCAAACAAGGTAAAAATCTAAAAGGTACATCCATTGTATTAAAGCCATTTCCTGCATCTAATATTCTACGAAGTCTATAATAAACTAATGTATAAGTAGTAGCACTGTCTGGCACTGGATAGAAAGTAACAGTGGGGTTTTGAACACCGCTTGATTCTGTAGCCCCACTCTTACGATCTATATACAATTGTGTTGGCCTACCTGTAGAGTTTTTGTTAGGTATTGATGCATAACTTGAAACAGATATTCTAGTTAAAATTAAATCAGATTGTGTTGTTCCTGACCCAGTTCTAATAAAATGTTCTATTAAATCTACTGTATCTACAGGTAGATTATAAGTTGCTGTTCCTGAAGTTAATGCTTGTGTTCCTTCTTCTACTGTCCATAAATTGATACCTCTATTTGCCCATTCAGCAAATAAAAGATTTAAAGAACGTCTTGCTGTTTTTAAATCATACCCTGTCCTAAGTTCAGAACCAGCTCTTTCAAAAGCTTCTTCTACTATTTCGGTAAGGTCTAAATTAAAAGATGCTGTAGATGAAGTAGTCATATCTAATACCTATACTATCCTTCCTCTAGTTTTACCCTTACGAGCTACACCATCTATAGAGGATTTTTTCATGGCTACTTTTTTAGTTGCGCCACTTTTTTTCATAGCTACTTTTTTAGTCATGCCAGGTCTACCACCAGCTTTAGCTCCAACTTTTTTAGTCATGCCAAATTGACCACCACCTTTAGCTCCAACTTTTTTGGTCATGCCAGGTCTACCACCAACAGCCATTCTTTCCTGCATCATGCCGCCACCTTTGGCTCCAACTTTTTTAGTCATGCCACCGCCAGCCATTTTTCTTTGCATCATGCCGCCACCTTTAGCTCCAACTTTTTTAGTCATGCCAGGTCTACCACCAGCTTTAGCTCCAACTTTTTTAGTCATGCCACCGCCAGCCATTTTCTTCATCATGCCACCGCCACGCATTTTTTTCATTCCTACTTTTTTCATACTTATCTCCTACGCATGAAATGCTGTCATATTTGTAAATGTAGCTACTGTATATTGAATATACACGCCATCACTAAAAACTACTCCCTCATCAGGAACAGTAACATCCCTAGATACTGTAGCTGATGCAACTGTACCAAGCTTCATTAGTGCTGTTCCTGCTGGTGAAGAATTAGTAAAGTTAATAACTCCTGCTGTTGCAGAATTAACAGTAAATACACCTTGTAAACGGGATCTACCTGCAAATATTACATCTCCTGCTGCTGAACTCATACCAATAGATACATTAGCGGCAGGTTGTGCGGATGCAGATGCAGCAGTTACTGTTCTAAAAAATTTAGTTCCTGCTGTTGTGGTTGCTGATCCTGGCAGAGTAATTACCTCTGTTTGTGTATCTCCATTAACATCTGTCCCAGTAATAGTAACTGTTTTACCATTGTCTCCAGTACCTGCTGTTGTGCAAGTAATAATTCTACCAGCAGAAAAGGTAGCAACACCTCCAGAAGTATCTGTTCCACCTATGGTAAAATCAGTATTAGGTCGTTCATTAGCCGATACAGAAGCATTATCAGCAGCATTAGTGTCAGCAGTAAAAAATACCGCTTTTACATCTGAAAGTGCCATAATTTACCTCACTATTTTTCGTTAATGATACCTTGCAAAACTAAAGATTTATATTCAGCACTTCCTTTAGGGGGAAGATTAGAAGCTTTAGGTTTGTTGGTTGTTTTTTTAGGAACATTTTTTTCTTTTTTATCTTCCATTATTTACTCCTTATCTATTCTGAGCAGCAAATAAATAGTCAACAGTCATAGATTTAGTTCCTGTAGCAGAACCAGAAAGTTCCATTGCACCAATAGCAAGATTTTCATCATCAGGTATGTTAGTAGTGTGAGTAGCAACTCTTACTCTGTTAATAAAAAATTCTACTGAACCTGTACCATTAACACGAAAACCAAGTGTTACTGCTGTTCCACTTGCTATATCTATACCAGAGTCAGTAGTGGTAGCTGTGCCATCTTTTTCAGTAACACAATCAATATTGCTATCACCATCATCTATTTGAAAAACAATTCGATCAGCTGCTGTTAGCATTGCTTCTGGATTAGTTGCAAAATTAACAGTTAAACCAACACAAACATCTATTGCATCGCCTTCTGCATCAGTAATAAAAAGTTTTGTTTCAAACCATATATCACGACCTGAATTAACTGCAAAAATTTCATTGCCTTGTACAGAAGCACCATCATTATCAGTAGTAGCTTGTGAAGTTAAAACTAATGTTCCATTTTCTGCATCTGCGCCTAAAGCAGCTGTAGCTGAACTATCTTTTACAACTGTCCAGTCATTAGTATTATCTAAAGCAACTCCTGTAAAATCATCCATGTAAAAAAGATAATCAGGGTTTTGAGAAGCAGGTAGGTTTTTAAACCATTGTCTAGTTCCATCTTTACCTGCGTGTAGGATTGGGCCAGTAAAATGCACTGCCATTTTAATTCCTCCTTACCAAAGGTTTTGCCCTAGTGTCTTGGTAAGCGTCTGCTGGGTCAGTCGCTAGGGCTTATTTTCCCAGATTAACGTAAAAGGGGTACTAAGTACCCCTCCTACTATATCGTATTAGGACGATCCAGGGCTACCGAATATTCCTAATGGGTCAGATACACCAAAGGAGTATCTTTCACGAGCTTTGTACCGAACATTTCCAGTATCAAAGTCTCCATCCATGCTTGTAGTCATAGGTGTTCTAACAAAATGTTTTAATCCATTTGGAATATCTGTAGTTAAGAACCAAGCATTTGTATCAGTCAAATAATGGTTTACAGAATATCCTTCTGGAATTACACCCATAGTTCTAATAGCGTTAAGATCGTTATCAGCCGTTGCAGGTCTATTTTCAGACTGTAGCAATCTAGTTGCAACAAACTGTAGATCTGACGGGATAATAAGTTTTCTAGGTTTTGCAGCTATTAACAAACCACGCTCATCTGTCCAGTTAGAAATCTGAATAACTGCTGCTTCTAAAGAAGTTTCATTTAAGTCAGACCCAACTGATGGACGATTAGAGTTTGTACCACCTGAAACTAGAGGGTGTGCTGTACTACAAAGTACAACTCCATCACCATAAGTAAAATTAGTATCAAACGCATTGTTTAATATGTTTGCTCCTTTTACTTGTTTGGTGTAAGCCATAGCTCTAGCTAATGCTTTAGTATATCGAGCTGATAAAGAGTCATAGAGGTTATCCTCCATTGCTTCTTCAGTAATCGAAAAACCCATAGCAATAGTTTCGTGGTTATATCTAGCAGCAAATGCTTCTTGAGCATTGTCA